TATCGCCGTTGGTCGCATTGATGTTAAGCGAGCTGCCAGACTGACCTGCCAGGTTGACTGTTACTGCACCTGCCCATGTGCCGGCAGTGTGCCGCCACAGGGACATGGACTCGTACCAGTCAGCTCCAGCATATTTCCCGATGCTGCCTTCTTTGTACTGCTTCGAAATCTCGGAAGCAGGATTGAACAGGGCCGACATTGCCGGAACGAGAGTCGTGTTGAATCTCGGAGGAATGATCATTCCCTTTTCGTCGGACGGAGGACATGAAAGCGTAATCAGTCTTTCACGTGCCTCGTTGAAAATTTGAGGAGTTGTAGGATCAATTCCCAACTGTCCAACAATGTTGTTCGTGTTCTGAGTGGCGAACAGAGCTGCACGAGAGTCAATCTCTTGAGCAATCTGAGCCATTGCAGGTTCAAGATACTGCTTACTGATCTCAGCGCGCGAACGCTCCATCTTTAGAGCTTTCTCGACCGAGTCCCACTGAAAGTCAACGCCAAGAACATTGTTCGCTGTGATTGTCGTTGAAATGCGGTTGATGTTCTGCGGTGTGTATTGCAGCCCATCTCTAATAGTGAAGCGTTGCGGCAGCTTCACCGTGATCGTTTCACCTACAGGGAATTCCTGGTTGTAATCGTTCTCCCAACTGTGGTTGAAGAACTGCGCAACTTGCAGCTTGTTAAGCAGCAAGCGCAAAGCCTCCATTGATACCCAATCGCTAAATAAAAATTGGTTTGGCACTGCCTAGCTCCTTTTTATATGCCGTTAGCGTTTGCCAACAGCTCGCGCGTTTGCTTCCCTCATGTAAGCACCAACGTCGCGGTTGATAATGGCTCGCTCAACTGTATCGGTAGGCTCTTGCTTTCCAGAATCTACCGTTTTCAGTGGAGCGGGCGCATTACTGATCTGTTTAGGAGCAGGTGTCGTTTTTCCTTCTAAAGTAAGCTCAATTTCAGCAAGACGGTAAGCTTGATCAATGGGAGACATGGTAAGCAGAGCCGCTAAGTCGGCAGGATTCTTACCAAGATGATACAGAACGTCTGTCCCTCCGGCACGGTTCAAAATGTACGAGTCAATGACTGATCCTTGCGGTATGGCGTTCACTAACTTGTCGTTTTTTAGCGCCACAGTGTCAAAGTCCTTGTACTTTTCTTGTGCCGCAGCTGTTCGTGCAGACCAGTTGTCCTGCAACTTCTTTCGCATCTCATTGATTTTTGCTTCCTGAGCTTCTTTTGCAAAGTCGGCCTTGATCTTAGCTGTTAAAGCTTTGTCCCTGAATTCAGCCATCTGTTCTTGCCATTTCTCGTAAGCCTCGCCATACTTTTCAGGTGAATCGAAGCTATCGGGAGTTGGCTTTTCTGGCTGCTTCAGTTCAGCAACAGGCGCTGTGCTCTTCTTCGCCTCTGCTAGCTCTCGCTCAAGACGCTGCACGTCAGAATTTAGCTTCTTAGTCTCGCCAAGAAGCTCAAGCACTCTGTTGTTAGCGTTTTTCTTGGCCGATGAAGTCTTTTCGACATCCTGCGCATCACTTTCTGCGCCAGTTGCCGATTCTGGCACTTCTTCGGCTTTTACCGGAGACTCACTCTCCGCTTGAGCAGGTGACGATTCTGCTTTTTCCGTCTTGTCGCTAGAATCTTCTTTTTTGGGTTCCGCAGCTTTCTTCTCTTCCGTTGGAAATTCACCAGTTAAACGCCAAGAAGAGCGCTGCTCAGAAGTCATCTTGTCAATCGGTATTACGGCTGGCGGGGCCGCTGCTGGTTTCACGCCTTCTGCCACGGGTGTTGCGTTCTCAGTCAATTTAATTCTCCTATTGAATAGGCACGGCTTGTGAGTCCGCGCTTTCTGGTTGCTGTAAAGCTCCCAAAATCTGGTTTACAAGATCAATATGCGCTTGCATCTTCATAACGTCCGCCTCGTGCAAGCCCTTCATGTCCTCTATTGTGATCTGCGTTGCCGCTTTTAGCTTCTCAATGTCAAACTTAGCTTTGTTGTCTACAACCTTAGCGGCCTTCTCCATTGAGAGCTTATTCACAATTGCCAGCAGCTGCTGGTTCTGCGCTTGTAGCTGCGAGATGATGCCAACAACTTGTGGCGGCAACTTCTCTTCGCCGTCTTGAGGATCAATAATCTGTACCATCGTGTCGCCCAGCGGACCAAGATCTTTCAACTTGATAGCCAAACCCAAAAGCTGCGCCATCTGCTGTGGCGCAATGGGAAGTTCGCGCAACTTAGAAATGAGCAAGTCAGCAAAAGCCGTTGCCTCTTGCCTCTGAGAGTCGAAACTTGGCCCAGTTGAAATTGTGACGTTATGGTCACCCTGATCTGTTCTGTTGGGAGTTGCTTGCTTCGTTTTCGGATCTTGATATTTAGGATCGTTAATCCGCAACGTTGCAAACGTTCCATCATTCGTCTGTATAGGAACATCGCGCGCTGTATCGTAGTAGAATGGAATCAAATCTTCCAGAATGCGCCCCGTATGCTTAATTGAGCGCTCTAGGTTATCTAAGAAGTGAAAAGAACCCTGATCTGACTGCCGGTCGAGTGCTTCTATTGCAATTCCACTCTTGACGTTTGTATCGTTCTTTCCAACGCTCGTGTTGTACCGCCCCATTGAAGCCTGTATTGCACGCTTGCAACTCTCGGCTGCAACTTCCAGTGGCTGAATTTGTGGAACATAGTCTTGACGTGTAGGTGCACCTAGAACCTGTCCAGGCGCTGAATCAACTTGCGTCAAGTACTGCAACACAGAAATAGGAACCTTGTTCGACGACTGCCATTCTTGCTCGTGCGGACCCAACTGCCCACTAACGGCAAGCCATGGCGACTTTGGCGTCATCCCGATAAGCTCAGTCTCAGAGCTGCGCAAATAGTTCATTGACATTTGCGGGTCGCGCGCCTTTCGAATCAGAGACTGCAACACGCGCTGCGTTCCGCTACCCTTATCAACCCACAGCTCGCGCCCGAAACAGCCTACGATTGGGATGTATTTTCCTTTCCACTCGCGCTCTTCAAGAATCTCTAGACCATTCGTGATGTACTGAGTTATTTGGCGCTTCTCTGATTCGCGCTCCTGGAGAATCATTCCCTTGAAATCTTTGGGAAGGTCAGACTTCCACAGTTGTTGTGGTAGTTGCTGTCCTTGAGCTAACACCTCCACCAGCCGCGCTTTCGGCGTGCGAACCTTCCAGTACTCAGCAGTCAGTACGTTATCGTCAGTGATCCAATCAGGCGCCAACTTGCCATGCTCAATGTCGAATGACTGTATCTTGGCCTCAGGATAACGCTCCTTGAACTGCGCGCGTGGTATCCACTCAAGTACAAAACATCCGCGCATGTCAGAGGCGTCAAACTCTTTGAAGTTTGGATCTGGCAATACTGAGTCAGGGTTCGCAATGCGCCTGATGCGCAAGTGCTGCACAAAAGACTTCTCACTCGTGTACTCAGTTGTTACGCGCCAGTAACCATACGAACGCTGCGAAGCGCCCTCAAACCCAGTGGTGTACGCTGCCTGTGCGTTTGACTCATACTCAATGCCGCGAATGATGTTCCCATGAAGCTCTGCCGTTTTATCATCTGCACCGTTACCAGCAGGCGCAACGTGTATTGAACGCTTGTTAGCGCGCATGTCGTTGTTTAGCTGGTTCAAATACTGCCCAAGCTCATCAAACACCAAGCACGGCCTGTCGTTATCCTTACGCTGCTTACGCTCCTCCGCAGGCCATGGGTCACCCAACACATACAGCATATCGGTGCTGCCCTCTTCGTGCGGCTCACGCCAAGCGTCGAGATAACGCTTATACTCATCGCGTATCTCTTTCAGCATGTCGTCGTTTTGTGTTTCTTCTGGCATTAGTAAATTTTTTTCTTTCCCTTCTTTGGCTTTGGCTTATTCTTTACGTCTTTCATCAAGGCTTTGAAACCTGAGTAAACTTTCATCGCACACCCCAAGTAAATGTAATGCCAGTAGTCGAGCTGCCTTCCCATGTGCTCTTTCTTTGGCAAGTTACTGCACCACCTAACGAGCCATCGCAGCTTGGATTTCCCTGATGCAAAACTCGTAGCACCTTGAACTTCAAATGCAAATCAATGTTTCGCCACAGATTTGCTTCCCATCTAAACTCAGGCCCCATCAAACGATTAGACTCAATGCCAGTTTTGGAGTTGTATCCACCAGTGGGAATGACAAACGCCGCATAAAGTCTCTGGCTGCTATCAAGCCAGCGGAACGCTTTCACTGCGCCAACAGAGAAGCGGGCATCTCTTTTGTTGAATTGATCAGACTTGAGCCAAGTGTGCCGGCCATTTACCGTCAAACCTAAATATTTAGTCCATGCAATGCCAGTAGCGCCAGCAATGTAAGTATTCGAACTGTTACCGCCCAACTTATCTGTTGGTGTATACGTTCCGTAACCCTGTACTTCGAATTGACGAATGAAATGCTCAACGCGCGCAGTTGTTTCAATGCAAGGCAGTTCATATCCCATGCAAGTACCACCAGCTAGATCAACCGCAAGCTTTGTTTGCGCCTGCAATGGCGCAATAGTGCAAAGCAGAACCACTAGTGCAATGAATAACCTGATCATCGGCCAATCCACGCTGTAACGCTTACCGCATTGCCGCGCGCTCGCAACAGTAACCGTACATACTTAGAGCTGACTGATACGGCATCACAGCGAAACGTGAAATTAGTTGCGTCCACTGTGCTTATTGCGCAGCCATTAAAAGTCTGATAACGTGCGCTTACGTCCTCATCTGCACCTTGTACGTCAATCTCAAACGTTCCAGGTGCGCCACTGAAATAACCAACAGCGTGAAACGGCGTTACACCTTGAGGATTCTGACCGGGCGCTAATAGCACAGCTGAGGAGGCTGCCGCAGCGCCAGTGCCAGGTGTGGGCGACTCAGCTGTCCAAACCTTTACTGTCTGCGAAGGGGAAAGTGGATTAGCGCGACCATCAGCGTACACGCCTGCTAGCGCAACACTAGAAGCCAGCGCTACAACTAACAACGCCATACTTGCTTTTTTAAGCATCCTATTCGCCTCCGCTATTCTGTCAACTTGATGCGCGCGCTTCTGGCTGCCATTGCCGCGCCTCTTTTCTGAAATTCCAAGAAACGCATTATGTGGTACTGGTCTCGAAATGTACTGTGCAAGAGTAGCCATGAGCGCCAGTGAGTCATTTCCTTTTACGTATCTCATGGAAGCGAGCCAGCTTCAAAGTCATCCAGGGATGCCTCTGCCGCAGTAATTAAGGCAAATAAGACCATCCCAGGCCTACCAGAGGCTACCGTTGCATCTGTGGCAGTCAACCCGGCTATTGCCATACCATTCTTGTATGCTGTTATTGTGGTGCCTGTAATCTCGGCGCGCAGTGTGTCGCCAACGGCTAGTGCCCCCGCCACAGAGTCCAGCGTTGTATTCATACCAGCAACCATCAAGCTTATGTAGCACTGCTCATCGCTACTTCCAGCTGCGCCACAAAATACACGGTACCCAGTACTAGCACCAGTTGCGTACCGCAGCACAACACCTGCGTAGTTGAATCCAGCAAGGGAGGGTGATGTTGAAGTAATCTGTGCGTACTGATCGTCGGGAAAAGTTGCGCCTGTATTGACCATAACTGAACTGGTATTAATGGTAGTTGGCAACACCTCCATTGATACGATCTCAAGTGACCCTGAACCAGTAACTAATGACCAATTGCCATCCACTGGGTCTGCATCCCCACGGTCAAAGTCATCTGTAACCATGACCGGACCGCTGGCAGCATTCGCAGTCACGCCACCCATGGGCATTTGCGCGAACGAAGTTCCGCAAACAAAAAAGAGTAACGCAATTAGGCGCAATAACTTCATCGCACAACCTTCCAATTAATCGTTAATGCGCCAGGCGTCAGCGCACCAGCAGTGTTATTGCACACCTTGAAGTTGGCTGTGTTAGATGTTGGATATGCCCATATATACACAGAGCCAGTGGCGCTAACCTCGTAAGCATCTATCCCAGTAGGATCAGCAGCAGGCGTGTAGATGATCACATCAGTCGTTGCCGTGCCTGTAGCCGTGTCAGTCTGCGCAGAAGTACATGCACCTGATGCAATCTCGGCAGTTGCCAACGCAATGTCGCCGCTTGCTATAGTTATGGTGCAAGTAGCGCAGGCAATCGTGCCAGTCGTAGTAATCGTGCCGCCAGTTATTGGTGAAGTAGTCGCAATGCTCGTTACGGTTCCAGGCGTGCCGAAGCTGCTTGGCGTTGTCGTGTACGCGCCGTTCTGCGTCCACACGATTACAGGTACGGAGAGTAGCAACGCAAGAGTGAGTAGAAAACGTTTCACTGAATCACCTTCTCTCTAAACCCTAAGTTATCCCTGTCGAATTGCACCGTTTCAGGCCACTTGTTTTCTAGCTTCACCTTGACCGCCTCGCCTTCAAGCTCAGCAAGCCTGAAGCTCAACACCTGCTGCGCCATGTTCGCCGCTTGCTGCGCTGTGTGCGCCTTCGATTGCGCAAGCTGCAAGCGCAGCATCTGAATTTCATTTGGTATATACACAGGTGCACCATCTGTAGCGGCCAGGGCATACGCTGCATAAAGCAACGCAGCCAGTGAAACTATAAGTACTTTTCTCATGGTGTACTCACTATTGTAATCGTAATGTTCGGCGGCGCTCCCGGTAGCTGGTTAGCTAACGGCGGAATATTCGCAATCGCCTTTGAAGATGGAACGCTTTCTCCTGAAATTCCAGGGCTACATCCCACAGAGGGGCACTGCGCCGTAATGTAATACTCATACTTCTGACCAGCCACTACTGAATTGTCTGTGAATGGCGAAAAGATAAGAGCTGTGTTGATCTTTGCTGGTGTACCAGACTGTGTGCAAGTTGTTCCCGTTACCGCAGAGCACAGCACTCTATATGCGTTGTAACCAGAAACGCCAGCTGTAGGACTGTTTGCAAACTGAATCGTTACGCTGCGCGTCTGCGCTTGCGCTGAAACCCCAAACACTAAAAGAAATCCAATGCTTACTAGAATTTTATTCATCTCAACTCCATTGACTGGCCGGTCGCATGGGCGCTGCAACTGGCTTCTTGACTGTCGCAACCTTAACTGCAAACGTTAGCGCAAGGGCATCTGCATCATCTGGCGAGTCGCAGCCGCGCGCCTTCATGTCCTTCTTTGACTCAAGCTTGATGCGCTGCCGCGTGTCAGGCAATACGCCCGGAGCTACAAGATCAGTCTCAAGCCCTGCATCCGCATCAATTGCGCCGTTAAGCAAGAATTCTTTCAAGCCCTGCCACATGTAGTCGCGCATGTAGGCACACTTTGGATCAGGTGAATCAGCTCCGAAGTTAACCTCCATCACGTTACGGTGCCCAAGTGCCCTCAAGTTCGCGCCTATTGGCCCTGCAATGCCAGCAGAGTCAAGAAACAGCATATGCACCTTACGCTTAATGCCATCACCACACACATGCTCTTTACTCAGCACATCAGAAAGCCTATTCGTCAGCACCATAGGCTCGCGCGTAAACTCGCCCTTGATCTTTATCGGCTTCAAGCTGCGTGCATCATTGCCAAGTCGGAAGCGGATGACGTTATCGTCAGATCCGCCCCATGCAAGGTCGCAACCAGCCACGAGAGGATCGGTCGGGAGAGTGACGACCGTTCGCCGTTGTGCGCTCAGCACCCTCTCGTGATCGATGAACTGCGCATCCGAAGCACGCGGGGGGAGGCCGCGAACGCGCACGCGCACAAAGTCGCTATCTTCACCATAATCCTGTATCCACTCTTCGATCTGCTTTTTGTTCGTGAACTTACTTTCGCGCGAGTCAACCTGCGTGCGATGCCACCTGTCACGCTCTACGCCATTCGTTGCCCTGTAAAACTTGCCTTGCGAACGCGTAACGTTGCCGAGTAAGAAAATCATTGGCTCGCCATCAGTCAAGCCGCCTTCAGAGACTTCGAATATCTTGTCGGTAATGCCAGAGCTTTCATCAAACAGATAGAAGCTCGTACTGCCAGCTGCATGCTGACCTGCAAACGCTTCGCTATTCTCTTCTTTGCAGCTCTGTGGTGCACAGAACCACGTGTCCTTGAAGTCAACGTGGTACATCTTGTCATCGGTTACCTTGAACCAGTGCGAAGCAATGCAGAGATTAGTCCAGTACTTGATCTGCGCCCAAGTCTTGTTGCGCAGCTGCGTGTACGTGTTCGCCGTTACTGTGCCTTGCGCAAATGGGCGCGTACACATAATCCAGTCAACAAGCCACGCTGCTAGGGTTGACTTGCCAACGCCATGGCCGGAGCTAACAGCTTCGCGCAGCGCTTGCACAGGTGTGGTGCCATCAAACTCGTTTACTGCGGAACGCGCTCCTATTTCTTTCAGTAGCTTGGCTTGCCATACATCGGGTCCGTCGTGCAACGCAAGCGGGCCAGGCTCGCCCCACGGATAAGCGAACAGCACAAAGCCAAGTGGATCATGCATGAACTTTGAGAATTCATCAGCAAGCTGAAGATCAAGTGGAAGAGTGGCGAGAGCGTTCAAACCTTCACCTCTTCTAGTTCAACGCGAGGCGGTAAGAACGTCAAGCCATCAAACTTGCATTCTGTTTTTTCGGGATGCTTGACGATGAGCGTAATTTCTTTGCCAGGCCGTTCAACATAAAACAAAGCCAAACCACATAGCACGCAGTACACTTCGGCGCGTGTGTTGAATGGCTCGCTCATCTACTTCCGCGCCTTGGTCCAAGAATATAACGCTTCAAAAGCCTAGTATCGCCATTGTATGCGTTCTCTGTAGCAACAGCCCATTCTGCCCATTGCCTAACCCATCCAGATCGGCGCAACTCTCGATATTTTGAATTGAATTTCACAGGTTGATATGCACCATGTTTGGCAGTAACGGTCTGCGATACTTATTCCAGTACATCCGCGTGCGCTGTATGTGCCGCATGTTAGAGACTGCAATCAGCCGCGCGCCAACTTGAATGTCGAAGATTAAGTCAAGCACCATCGCCACCTCGTGGCCGCGTCATGTGATATGCGGCATAGAAGCAAACCACAATCACAGCTACTACAAATGCCGTAAAGTACTCCACGTTACGCCAACCCCATTTGTCGAAACTCTCTGTATATTGCATTCTTGCCAGCGCCTACTGTTGGTCTATGGGGCGACTTATCAATACACGCTGAGCACAGATGGCCGCGTATGATCTCTGCTTCCTTGGGAACGCCTCGCATTGTTTCCCTTTCCTCGTGCCCTTCGTACTTCTCGCAGCGCTTATGGCAATTGCAATGCTTGGTGCAAACCTTCGGAGCTGGAAACACATAGATCATGGCTCGGTTGATTCAGTCTCCTCTTTCGCCTTGACGCGCTTGCGGCCATTCTGCAAACGCTCAACTAATCCAACCTTCAGATCGCCACTGTGCTCGACTTGCTCTTTCAGTTTTCCAAAGCCTCGATCTGCCAAGACTTGAAACACGCGCGCATCGCCTTTGAGCACAGCTTTGCGCATGGCTTCAAATATTTCATCAGGAGCTTTTTCGAAGATTTGTACTGCGATGTCAGCAGCGAGATCACGCTTGGGGCGTCCACCTGGATTACCAGACTGCCCTGGCTTCCATTCGTACTTTTTGAGAGCTTCTGGACGTGTACGCCTTTTTGGTAAGTGTTCAAGATTGTGTTCTGAGCTTTCGTCCGCCATAGCTTCACGCGCAGCACACTACGCACGTTCGAAACAACATGCAAGCTTTATTTTCACAAGCTACGTAACTTTTTCACAAGGGGGCAAGAAAGTGCTTGCACCGGGTAGTTAAGTTTGTTAAAAGCATAGCTCAAATTCGTAACTTATATAATTACGTATACATGGAAGAGAGTTACGAAAAAAACTTGTTTTAGAAAGAGTTTAACAGCCCATTGCCACCTAAAGAGCGTAAGTCATATAAGCGTGTACAAGTTGCGCACATTGAGAACATACCTGACGAGCTTAAAAACCTAGATCAATGGGTAGCTTGGAGGTTAGAAAGCGGCAAAGAAGGGCGTCCAATCAAGATGCCAGTGGACCCAAAAACAGGAAAAAACGCCGATACAACCTCGCCCGAAACATGGGGAACGTGCGTTCAAGCCGTTGCACTTTTCGGTACTAGTACGCGCTATATGGGTATCGGTTTTGTGTTCTCGCCGTCCGATCCATACACAGGAATTGACATAGACGACTGCCGCGACCCTCAAACTGGGCACATAGGGGCATGGGCACAAGAGCTTATAGATAAGCTGGACTCCTACACTGAGGTTTCGCCCTCAGGTACAGGCGTCAAGATCATCGTGCAAGCCACCCTCCCCGGCAGTGTGCGCAGGCGGAACAAAATAGAGATGTACTCAGAGAAACGCTACTTCACAATTACTGGCGAACTGGTCGGTGAACGCGTAGAGATATGCGAGAGAGAAAGGCAGCTTTCGGAAGTATATGAATTGGCATTCGGACAAACAAAGCAAGAAGAAAAAGCTGAAGTGCCAACGCACGACGAAGAGAAGCTAAAACGCGTGCAAGCCATACCAGACGATGAACTGCTTGAGCGCGCGCGCAACGCCAAGAATGGCGAGAAGTTCAAGTCTCTATTCGAAGGTAAGGTAGATGGCTACCAAGGAGAATCAGAAGCCGACGCAGCTCTGTTAATGATCTTTGCATACTGGACACGCGGCGATGAAGAGCGCATGGAGAGGCTGTTCCGCGCAAGTGGCCTGATGCGTCCTAAGTTTGACCGCAGGCAGGCAGGCTCAACGTGGGGGCGCATAGAGATCAAGCATGCGATAGCGAAAACTAAGAGCTTCTACGACCCCGACGTTGAGCAGTTGTACAGAAACGACACGGCTAACGCGGACTTATTCAAAGGCATGATTGACGGTGAGTACATACGCATAGAAGAATGGAAGACTTGGCTGAAGTGGAACGGCGTGCACTGGGAGCGCGACGCAGATGGCGAGGTACGGCAGGCAACAAGGCGCGTAGAGGAGGAGCGCGCGCGGCGTGCAGCAGCCATGATGCGCACAGATGACAAAGAGGCTGCGCAAGAGTTTAAGTGGGCCATAACTTCGGGCGACTCCTCGCGGCGCGCGGCAATAGAAAGGCTCGCACGCGACATGCTGGCACAGCCAGCCGAAGCGTTCGACAACAAGCCGCTGTTACTCGCGTGCTCAAATGGCGTGGTGGACTTAACGAATGGCATGCTACGGCCAGGCATGCGCGGCGATCAAATAACGCGCGGCTTGCTTGAGCCGTACAATCCCGAAGCGAAATGCCCAAGGTTTGAGAAGTTCCTAGATGAAATAATGGATGGCGATGAAGAGATGGTTGCGTACCTGTGGCGCGTGTTGGGGTATTGCTTAACGGGCGATATAAGCGAACGTTCATTCTTTATGATGCACGGGAACGGGAGAAACGGTAAGAGCACGTTGGTGGAAGCGATGCAAACGCTACTTGGCTCGTACAGCCAGCCTGCACGGTTTGAAACCTTCCTGCAAAAATACCAGACGCGCAACGATCCAAGGGATGATCTAGCTATCCTGGCGGGTGCAAGACTTGTGGTGGCGCAGGAGGCTGATGAGTCAAAGACGTTGGACGTGGCGCTCATTAAGACACTGAGCGGCGGCGATAAGGTGGTGGCGCGATTCTTGTATGGCACTAACTTCAGCTTTAGACCAACGTTCAAACTGTTTCTGGTTACGAACCACACACCAAAGATTTCAGAGAGTAGCCATGCGCTATGGGACAGGCTGCACTACATACCATTCGATAGAAGGTTTGAGGAGGATGAAATTGACCCGCGTCTAATATTCAAGCTCAACTCGGAGATGCCGGGAATACTCGCGCGCGCCGTAATCGGTTGCATTGAGTGGCAGCGCGAAGGTTTGGCTCCACCGCAAAAGGTAATCAAGGCAGGCGACACGCTGCACGAGACGATGGACATAACGGCGAACTGGCTTGAAGAGTGCTGCGTGCTGCACGAAGATGCGAAGGTGCGACACGCTGCGCTGTACGAGAGCTACGCTGGCTGGTGTAAGCGGAACAGCTTCAAGTATCCAATAACGAAACACTCGCTAGGAAAATACCTGCAAGATCAGAAACTGACCGACTATCGCGCTGGTGGCAATGTACGCTGGTGGAGGGGCATAGGTCCGAGAGTGGAGGGGCAATGATGTATAAATGCGGCGACTGTAAGCAAGAAAAAGAAACTATACACGATGATAAGTATGGACGTATATGCAGAGAGTGTTGGTACAAAAATGAAAAGAGACAATCATGAGCGACGAATCGCAAAAGCCACTTTTCGAAGCTGGCGAATGGTGGGAAGAGCACTGGAAAGGAATGCCAGAGTTTGTGTCGAAGGACTGCAAACCATTTAAGACTCTGTATGTACATTTCGAGAGTCGAGAAGATATGGAAGCCTTCGCGAAGATTATCAAGCAGCAGATTACGCTTGATACTCAGAGCGTGTGGCATCCAGAGGCGACGATCAACGACTTTTCAAAGATCAGATACGTGCATGATCCATCAACGGACAAACTCGATGATCCTACCTAAATATCCAGTGTACATCATCTCGAAAGGCCGCTACGAGTCGCGTCTAACAGCGCGCGCTCTTGATGAGATGAACTGTCCGTACAGACTCGTGATAGAGCCACAGGAACACAAGCTCTACTGTGCCCATATGCGCTGGAGCGACGAAGAGAAGTTGCTTGTACTTCCGTTTAGCAACTTAGGGCTGGGCTCAATACCGGCGCGTAACTGGGTGTGGGATCACGCACGAGAGTCTGGCGCGTCGAGACACTGGATACTTGACGACAACATTGGCGGCTTCTGTCGCTTCAATCACAATAAGAAATATCCCTGCGATTCAGCAGCAATCTTTCGCGCCGCTGAAGATTTCGTGGATCGTTACGAGAATGTGGCGATAGCTGGATTCAACTATAGATTCTTTATTGATCCTCGTGAAAAGTACGATCCTTTCCGTTTGAACACGCGTATATACTCCTGCATCTTGCTCAAGAATGACCTGCCATATGAATGGCGTGGCAGGTACAACGAAGATACGGATCTTTCGATCAGGGCACTTAAAGATGGTTGGTGTACAGTGCTCTTCTTGACTTTCCTTGCGGATAAAGCAGCAACGATGACAGTGAAAGGCGGAAACACTACTGAGTTGTATGAAGGAGATGGCCGGCTAAAGATGGCGAAAAGCTTAAAAGAACAACATCCCGACATTGTGAAGATCACACGCAAGTGGGGCAGGTGGCAACACACTGTGGATTACAGTGGTTTTGCGAAGAATGAGCTTCGTCTGAGACCTGACATTAAGGTCTCAGAGGGCGTAAACAACTACGGAATGATTTTAAGTGGTGTAAAATCAACCACTTAAATGACATTAAAATAATTGGCGATTCTTGTTGACACGAAATAGTATGTATGTGTAATATGGTGGACATGGAGGGCAACACAATGAACGCTAACTGCGAAACAGAATACCGTACCGCGAACTGCGAAGAGTGCGGCGTTGAGATTGATACTGATTACAAATACTGCGCATCGTGTGAATTGTGGTTACTTGGTACTCAGTCCGGCGAATTCGTCAACGTGGAAGTGTCGTAATGCATCAAGTCGAGTGCACTGACCATCCTAACTTTCTGCGCTACGCCACAACGAAAGAAGAAGCGCAAGTGGCGCTACTCATGCATTGGTTCGATCAGCACAGAGAGCGGCGTGCGACGCGCACCACTGAAGAGACAGGGGAGGCTGATCACTACGGCGTTGACTCGCCGATGTTCGAAGATGACTGGTGCGACGAGCGACCGTATGCATGACATTTACATCTACGCCCAGCCCGCATATTCGCAAGCAGATATAGCTTGGTGGTGGTTAAAGGTTGTAGCGCACTACTGGTGTGAGGCAAGTATCATAGGCAACGTAGCATGGTATGCACTTAGGGGGATGCGATGAACAGCAGAGCAGTAGAGGATCTAGACAAACACATTACCGGCAATTATGGCGAAGATCAGTTTAAAGATGAAGCAGTAAGAGAGAAGCGCGCAGTGCGAGTACCTAAATGGTTCAAGTGGACAGTGGAATTGCAAGTGGATTCAACTTGGGTTGCTGATGGATTCGATCTGGATAACGAACGCGCGCACGAGATGTTAGCTAAGTACATTTCACACGCGTACAACACGGAACTAAAAGCACGAGTACTGACTAAGCCAGCACGTAAATTGATTCGCAAGGCGCAAGGTTACTAACGTGCCAGCTTACACCCGCAAACCGAAACACGCCGTAGCGCGCTGCCAAATAGGAAGCTGCACGTGGAAGGTTATAAAGTTCGAAATTGGCAACGAAGTAGAGTTCGGCGGCTGGAGCGCAGAGCGCAAAGCAACGCAGGCGCTGCGGCAGCACATGAAGCTTACACATACAGGAAAGCGAGTGAAGAATGGCATCCACATCGTCAAGTAATTGCGAAGTAATAATCAACGGTCCTAAGGGCGTGGCGCGCGCAACTTGCCCTGCCAACCCTAAACAACATGAAGTAGCAGCGGCCTGCCTTGCAGCGTGGCAAGTTTATGAATCAATGCCACAGCCAAAGGAAAACAATGAGCGCACCTAAACTTGAGAAGCCACGCTGTCCAAGCTGTGGTAGCACACAGACGTACATGCGACTCAAGACTAAAGACCACCATTGCCGTACATGCGGCAAGAATTGGAAGGCGAAATGACTTACGAAGAATGGGCAGCTACGAAAGAATTCAGCTCCGTTTCACCTGAAGCGTATTGGGCGGAACAGGCGTGGAACTCTTCGCGTGATGAATTTATTCACAAAATATTTGAGTTTATCAATAGTGAAAAGTACCCTGAAATTACAAAGGTGAAGCCATGACCCTCACAGGAGTACTCTGCGGACGCTGCGGCCACGACTATAAGTTCCACCGCCGCCAAGAGAAGCTTTACCCCTGTGTAAGTTCAACGGGCAATAACTTTGCCGACTTTTGCAAGTGCAAAAACTTTGTAGCATCACAATCTGAAACACAAGGAGAGAATGAGATGGCAAAGAAAGAAAAGAAGGCAAAGAAAGTTGTTGCGAAGTCGAATGGGACAATGAAGAGTCTCAAACTTTACACAGCTCTTTCGAGCAAGATTGACACAGCTCTACAAAAGAAAGTTGACGACAAAGAGACAACCAATCATAACGCTGTCGTTCTTCAAGTATTGTTGAAGAAAGATGCAGCGATGGACTTTGGCAGTCTCTTTGAAGCTGTGATCAAGACTGAGCGATACGGAAAAAAGAAGATCACCGAAGAGTCTGCACGTTCATACGTACGCGGTGACTTGAACAGTCTTGAAAAGCTTGGCTGCGTCAAGATCACAGAGAAAGAGGCAGTCACAGCTATATCGGCGTAAGAGAAAGCATTGCAGGGGCGGTTTAATGACGAGCCGCCCTCAGTACTTCGCAAGGGGGAGATATGAACAGGTACGATGTAACTGTACGTACCGGGCCGTATCCAATATATTATCGGCCACTGAATACAAGACCACTTTACAGATATCGCACTAACTTATGGATGTGGGGCGCGATAGCCCTAGGCACTGTGGTGGGATTCTTACTTAGTTGGTGGGTGGGAATATGACAGCAGAAACTGAACGGCGCATTAGACAGTGGATGGTTAGTCCGCTGCGCGAACAGGGCGACGCGGGCACGCCGACCGAGGACGAGATTGACGCAATTGTGACGATTCTGGCGCTGCCGGACTACAAGCAGTGGTTGAGTAATCCAGAGAACGCCGCCAGCATGATCTGGACGGCGATGAAGATGGGGATGCAGACGAGCCCGAGGCCGGTGGGGGTAGCGTGACCACCCGACGCAGGGGGAAGGCGAAGTTGAGTGAGATTCGTCAAGCAGTAGCAGATTACATGCAATCGGAAGGTTGCTCTTGTTGTCGGAGTATCGAGGAGCACGATAAGCACACCGCATGTCTTGGAAAGTTACTGTGTGTTCCAAAGTATGGCGATGGTTCGGGCTACGATTTTTCGCGGTTTCGTTCAGATCGGAAGCGAGGTGAGAGACAGTGACCTTTGAACAATTACGGCAAGCCAACATATCCCGCTGTTCCAGATGGCATCCACGCGGATTGAACGAGTGGAGCCTGTCTGATTGGGCCGTCGCAACGGCTGGCGAGATGGGCGAAGCTCTGAACCTAGTCAAAAAACTAAACCGTGAACGTGACGGCATCGTCGGGAACAGTCTGACCACAAACGAACTGAAGTCGAAGTTGGCTGACGAACTGGCCGACGTTGCTATCTATCTCGACATTATGGCGGCCAGTGAAGGCATTGATCTAGCGCAGGCTATCGTCACCAAGTTCAATCGCACGTCCGAGAAAGTAGGATTCCCGGAGCGATTGCCATGACGCCAGAGCAGAAACACGAGGAGTTGCGGGAGCTACTCCATAGATTATGTGATACGGCACTATCGGTTGGAGTACTCAAGTCTATGGATGAACCCATCGAGAGATTATCTAAACATCTCGCCCAACGCGAGGCCGACGCCCGCAACATGCTAGCTCGTTGGAAGCGTGCCATTGAGGGCCTGACTCCAAGTGGCAGCGAGTTCGTAGACGATCCTGAATATTGCGCCGCGTACATTCGTAAGCGAACAGAGTATCCAAGTCAGATTATTACTCTGCGAAAGCAAGTTGCAGAGTTACAGGATGCCGCAGACGTGGCGCGTGGGCTGGCGCTGCGGGAGGCGGCAAGGCGTATACGAAGAATTAGCGACGATTACCACGATGACGGCCCTACAAGAGAAGCAATGGCGAGGACGGTAGAAGAAGGCATCGACCTCCCCGCAGCGAAGGCGCTCGCGGCCCACGACGCCGAAGTGGGGCGGGTGGCGAGGCTCAGTGCGCACGACAAGCAATGTAGTCAGTGCGGCGGCGTTCCCGTAGGCACACCCGTTAAACGCTGCTTCTACGGTGCCGCCATGGAGCGCAAGCCATGAGCCGCTTAGACCATATTGCAATGGTGCTTGGGTACCTCGTCATTGCGTACTGTGTCGCTTTGGGTGTAGTGGTCGCGTTCTTTTGGGCGTTTTGGAAGGTATTCGTGGTGGAGCGCAAGCCAGCCGAGGGAGAGGAGGGTGGAGGGTGATTACGACGCTGAAATGGCTGCTAACTTTCATTTTGTTCATGGGTATGTTCCCTATCTATATCCACATCCGTATGGGGAATAAGACGATCTTGAACAGGTTGCCGTGGTGGTTAGAGCCAGGGGTAACTGTAATCGTGATGATAGGACCAATCGTACTAACTGTGCTGTGTGGATTTTGGGCAGCCGGTATGTGGGTGAAGCCATGAGCCGTCTCTACCGCTGCGACTGGCCGGAGTGTACTGCTACTACTGCATTATGGAATGGAAAATGGAGTACGCATTTTACAACGCCAAGATGGAATGTATTTGTGATGTTGATTCCGATAATGGGAATTATTGGTCTAGAAGATCGCACGTTCTGCCCCGCGCACGCCGAGCAGGCCGCGAAGGTGTTTGGAGAGCGCAAATGATGAACAGCGATACACGTTTCATCCAAGGGTGGTTTTTTGTGATAGCTGCGGTCACGGCGGCCATATTGATTGAGCGTTGGTTTTCTGGGGCAGTCGGCCTTGTTGCATCGTGTTGTTATCTAATCGGAAGGTGGTCCATGCGATGACTAACCGCGAGCAGGAGTTGGCGAGGGAGATATTGAAGCACCAACATATCCCGTTCAAGGGGCAGACCTGCGTGCGCTGCGTTCAAATTGAAACGCTTGCCAAGGCGCTCACCGCCTACCGCGCCGAGGTGGAGGGGGAAGTGTTCAACGCGACTCTGGCACGGTGTGTAGCAGTCTGTAAGAAGAACGCAACTCAGACTGAAGATTTAATGGACGTTGACGAAATCAAGTTGGACAGAGCCATCTCTCACGCAATCAGCAACACGGCCACGATCATAGCCCAAGAGTTGCATAACTTGTCGCCTCGCCCCAACTTTCGCGCCGAGCACGAACGGCTGGTGAGGGAGGCTCGCGTCAAAGCGTATGAACGGTGTGCTGAACATCACGAGCGATACCGGGACTGTAAGCAGCCTCTTTCTCAAATGAGCATATTCCGTATGTGGGCGCAAGCCGCAAGGGAGGGACGGGATGGCTGAAGGCGTAATCAAAATGTGCAATGAGTTGAAGCGGTTTTCAGGTTATTGCCAGTTGCGCTTCGATCACACAGGTGACCATCTATTTCCAGAGGGGCGCTCCAGCCATCAAATTACGCTTACCGCCCGCGACCAGGAGATTGAGAGGCTCCGCGAACAAGTCAACCATTTTGCGTGCTGCGAAGTTAAGGCGCAGGATTACGAACGCGAAGCCGATGCCCTTCGCCAGCAGGTTGCGAGGTTGCAGGGGCATCTGCGGTGGGCGTTGCCATTCATATTATACAAAGAGGACATGAACGCGAAGTGGAAAGCTAAGTATGACGCAGCCCTCGCCGCTTCCAAGGAGCAAAGATGAGACTGACGCCGGAGCAGTGGAGATCAACGCGTGGCAGTTTGCATGACCTAATGGACACCTGCGACGCCCTGCTGCGAGAGAGGGATGAGTTTCTTGCTGCGCTACGCGTTTTACGCGAGGATTCTTACGACGTATTGATAGGCAAATATACCGCTAACTACTTAAAAAATATAATTGCTTCTGTTGATGTGGTGCTCGCCAACTACCCGGTGTCGCAGGTGGGGGTGCAGAAGTGATGTTGCTTGGCTACGGACTGTTTATGATATTTGCGATGTTAGTTTTAATCTACGCAGAATTAGTCGGCATTCGTAAATTACTGGATCGGGAGCTTGAGTTGAAGCGGGCGGTGCCGCAGGGGAAGGTGGGGGCGTGAAGTTATTTGCGATTAGATTAGCCGTTGGCTTGGCAATATGTGGCTTTGCATGCGGCATTTTTGCCCTAATCGTGACCACCGTGCCAGACCAGTATTTGGCGAATGTGTTCGTGGGATGTTTTCTGTTTGTAATAATTTACAGTGTGGGATGGGTATGTGTTCGGTGAATCAGTTTTGGTACAACGATCTTGCCAGTAATGGCAAGTGGAGGGCCTGTGGCGCTGACTAGCCCACTTAGGAGAGGGAGAATCGGTTTGGGCAAACCGGCTCGACTTAGTTCTCCCTCTTGCGCCATTCGGAGTGGGCCGCAGGGGAAGGTGGGGGCGTGAGCCTGTATCGTGGATTACTAATCGTTTTATTGTTACTGAACGTCGGCGCTATCGCGTTGCTTGTCTTGCTTTTTACGAGAGTCATTGGCGGCGCAGTTGGCGGGAACAGGCCTTACGCCGGTATGAAAAAGAGTTGGAGGCGTGACCGCAACCGCCGGAGGATGGGGAAGCGAAATGACTTGGAAGCTAGTTGAAAGCTACAACATGTATACCGATTTCGAGTTGTTAGTGCTGGTATCAGCGGTATTTGCTTCGGGCTTCTTTTTGGGGATGTATTTAGCTACGTGGCTAGAGAGGAGGCGATAGCAGCCGTGAAACTTATAACTGTACTCTCATTAGTTTTGTTTGGCTGCTCGCCACCTACTCTCAACACACTTCTAGCAGAGAAAGACAACGCTGACACTGTTTACCATTACACAGGTGGCACGTTTACAAGTGTGACTGGCGTCTATCTGCGCGAAAACCGCATCCAGTGCGACTTCACACTCTCGTATAACTTCCAGCCCAAACTGCAAATAGGATCACAAGAATCTAACCAAGGCGTAACTCAGTGGCAATGCAGCGACGGGCATCAAACACTTACTGATGAAAACTCCGTACTTGCTACGTTCAAGGTTGGCTTTAGTCCGCAAACAGGAGTAGCGCTGCAACCTGTGGCCTTAGACAGTTGGTGGGAATTCGAAGTCCGCAGCGAGTCGGGGCGCATCTACAGCTTTGAGCGCGAAGGTGATTGGCAGGTGATAGCACAGTTGAACGGCTCGATAGCCGAGATTTACAGTAACTGGCAGTTGCCACAAGCTACAAAGCCGGGCACGCCTGGCAAGTGGACAATGGAAAGGAAAGAAACGTGACAGAATCGCAATTCACGCAAAAACTTCGCCGCGCACTGCAAGCGAAAATGCCGCAGGCTGTGGTGTGGAAGTTTGCAGATAGATACACAGCTGGAATACCTGATCTTTGTGTAATCAATAACGGCCTTTCTATTTGGTTCGAACTAAAAGTAGGCAGTAACCGCGCAACGCCTTTGCAATGGCACATGTTGAAGAAGATTAAGTTTGGCTTTCTGGTTGAAGCTAGGCAGGGAAAGTTCTATGTAACGTGGGCACATGGAGCGACGGTGAAAATATTCGATACGTTTAATGATCTTGTTGATAATTTGGTGGCGAAATGCAGCTAGATACTAAGCGTTGGCTATTTCGTCCCTTCTCGCATCAGATAGATGGAGTAAAGAAGCTTCTAGAGCATAGCAGCTTCGCACTATTCGACGAGCCTGGCGCTGGAAAGTCTAAGCAGGTAATAGATGCCGCATGCACTCTCGCCTACGCCGAAAAGATAAACACAGCTGTAGTGGTGTGCCCGGCAAGCGTACGCACAGTGTGGTGTAACGAAGAGATTGGCGAGATTAAGAAGCATTCATGGATACAGTCGCGAGTTATGGAGTTTGCGCTTGGCAAGTTTAAGACCAAGTGGCGCAGCGACGACTGGCACGAAGGCAGAGGCTTGCACTGGGTCGTGACGAATTACGAGATACTGAGAAGCGCGAAGCACTTGCAAGTGCTACTGGATACCATTCGCAACAATTCAACCATGCTCGTCCTCGACGAAGCATCATACATAAAGTCACGCACTGCCAAGCAAACTAAGGCAATTATGAGACTGCGGGGCGCGTGCAGTCGTTGCGTTATCTTGAATGGTACGCCAATCACTCATTCGCCACTTGATCTATTCTCGCAGATGGGAGTGTTGTCGCCTAAAATACTAGGCGATAACTTCTATGTGTTTCGCTCGAAGTATTGCGAGATTCACCGCAAACGATTCGGCAGCGCCCCTGCATTCGATCAGATCACAGGTTATAAGAACCTTGACGATCTAACGAAGCGTTGCGCGCCATACGTGCTGCGAAGGCTTAAGAGCGACTGCTTGGACTTGCCTCCAAAGCTATTTACGGTTAGGGAAGTTGCCCTAACCGAAGAGAGTTGGAAGCGGTATACAGAGCTAAAGAAGGAGGCGATGCTTACGTTGTCAGTTGATGATGTTAGGGTTGAGCCGAATGCTGCGGTAAGGATTATGCGGTTGGCGCAGTTGACGAGCGGACACTTGGGAAGCACTACACCAAAACACACAGCGTACAATGCGCAGAGTGGATTCCCAATAGAAATAGACAAAGAATACGATCCTATAAACGATAAATTCATTACAACTGAAACCGATGATCTCAGCTCCGAAAAGCTCGACTGGTGCGTACAGTATCTTACGGAAGAGTGCACAGCGCGCTATGTGATTGTGTGGTGTAGGTGGAGGAGGGAGAGGGAGAGACTGGTTGCGCTCCTAGAAAAGAAAAGAGATATGTTGATCTATCAAATTTATGGTGGACAAAAAGATTCAGATAGACAGTTGGCAATTGAATCATTCACAAGGCCTGGATTGTCATTAAATATAGATGATGGAAAAATAACAACCGTAGAGAAAGACGTACTTATTGCCCAAGTACAAGCTGGTGGTCTTGGTCTTAATCTCGTTAATGCCACAGAAGTCATCTATCTAAGCAACGACTGGTCCTACGGCATGCGCTTACAAAGCGAAGATAGATGCCATAGGCCGGGGCAGGTTCACCCGGTGTCTTATATTGATGTTCTCGCAACTGGCCCAAAAGGTCAGCGCACAGTTGACCACGCTGTGTTCAAGGCGCTGCGCGAGAAGCAGGAGCTGGCGAACTGGACAACGGGCAGGTGGCGTAAGGAATTAGATGAAAGCTTCTGACATATCTGATAGCGAGGTACTGGAGGCGATGAAGGAAACTCTTCTATATGAGAACCTTGGCTCTTCTCTGTGGAACATACAAGCTAAGCTCGCGCAGTTTCCAGGCAAGGTGGTTACAGCCAAGCTGCGCTCAATGCTTAACAGAGGTTTGATCAGAGGATGTTGCTGTGGTTGTAGGGGCGACTTTAGGGAATTAAAATAGTTCTTGCAATTCTATAACGCTTGCGTTACGCTTCTATTAACGGAGCTATACGGAATGAGTAAAGTGAAGTGCGAATACTGCGGCAAGCTGTTCAAGCAACGCGTCGAATGGCAGAAATACTGCTCAACGCCATGCCGCATAGGGGCATGGGCGAAGCGCGAAAGTGAGAAGAAATAATGATCACGACTCTCATGTGCTACCTCGGTTTCCACTGCCGCCGCTGCAAGCACCGTTCACGCTTCTACTGTTGCGACTGTAACAGGTTCATCTATTCAAGTTGGCTTAGGCCAAGCGAGTGGCGCAATGACTCTCACTAAATACACACAAGAGTTCATAGCACGCTTGCCGCTTACGCGTCCTGGTAACGAGTCGCTCGTAGATAAAGACATGCGCTGCATAGAAAACGCCAAGAAAGTAAAAGATAAGTTCGGCCTGCCGATCACGCTATGGTTTGAGATAACTACGGAGTTTCGCAAGTACTTTAGTGGCGCGAAAGAAGAAGCTGCGTTCCTTGCAGGTGTAGCTGTGGGATGGATTGAGCGTGGTGCATACAATGACGCTAAGCAATTCGTTTATAGACTAGGCAAAAAATGACCTACGAATTCAAGTCCCTGCAAGCCGCTGAAGCGTTCATGCGCGAGCGCGAAGGCCACGCCGTACAACTTGATTGGGCTTCAGATTCGCAAGGCAAATTTCTCTCGGCCAGAGTCACCCATTTCTTGACGTGCAAGAAATGTTGCGACGCTGCCGAAATTCAAAAGAGGAGCAATGCAGATGAAAAACAAGTGGACGGGGCTACCAAAGTTTGAAGGCGAGAAGGAGTGGCAGAATAAAGTTGATGAAGAGAAAGCACAGTATTTAGGGCTAACCACCTCAGAGCTAGCGCGTGCGTTCGCATTGATAAAGGCTTCGAAAGAAGCTCTAGAAGATCGAATCAAAATACTTAACATCACGCTAGAAGCCCTCTCGCAACTGCTTATTGAAAACCTCGAAGATGCCGAGATTCAGAAAGTAACCCTAGATAGTGGCGCAACTGTGTATATCAACTCTGAGCCATACAGCAGCGTTGAAGATAAAGAGAAGCTTATGGCGTGGATCAAGAAGAACCGCCTAACCAACATGCTAATGGTTCATTTCAAAACGCTTGGCGCGCTCAACAAAGAGCGTCTAGTAAACGGCAAAGCGCCACTGCCGGGAACAAAGGTGTACATCAAGACTTCTGCGCGAATTCGTAATGCCAGCTCAAAAGGAGAGAACGACAATGCATAAGCTAGCCAAGAAAGAAGATACCACTGCAATACAGCAGGTACCGGACTACCTGAAGCATGCCGGGCCGGGGCAGGGTTTGGAGAACGTAGAGCATGGCGACGTTACGCTGCCACGCCTTGGCTTGTGCCAGGCTTTGTCTCCGCAGCGCGACAAGTCAGACCCAAAGTACATCAACGGATTGGAAGAGGGTCTGTACTTCAACACTGTAACAAACCAGGTGTATGGAGAGAGCGTCGAGATCGTACCATTGCTGTTCTACAAGACGCGCATGATGTTCCCGCCGATGGGTGCTGGCAGTGGAATTCTGTGTCAAGCAATGGACGGTAAGCATGGTGTGGGTGTGCCAGGCGGTGAGTGTGCTGTGTGTCAGTATGCTCAATTCAGAGAGAACACTGAGCAAGGCGAGAAGAAGTCACCACCCTGCACGCTGTTTCACAATTATGCTGCTCTTGCGCTACCAGAAAAGGGCCTACCAAAGCTTGACTCATTGCTTGGCGTTTCGTTGAAGTCAACTGGCTTGAAAGTATCGAAAGACTGGCTGGCACTGATGCGCTTGCGTGGAACTGATATATTCGCGGGAGTGTATGAGTTCACAGCCATTGCTAGAAAGAACGATGTTGGCAAGTGGTATCAGCCAGTCATAAAGCCAGCTGCATGGGTTTCTCCCGAAACGTACGCAATCGCCAAAGAAGCATACGGTATGGTGCGAGAGCTTCAGCAAGGTAACCGCCTAGCAGTCGAGCAAGATGATATGGGAGCTTCTGAGATTGGAAGAGAGCCAGGGGAAGAAGGATGAAAAAGAAACGTAGCACTGTCAAAGTACATACAAAAATGAAAAGACATTCACCCGTGCTATCCATGATTGGTTGTTATATTGCAAGCAGGGAAAACGAAACAATATTTACGATTACAAAGGAGGGATGTTTGCAAGTCAACTTGAGGGAATATGCACTTCTTCCAATGGAAGATTATACGTTCAAGCGTAAGCGTAAGTAATTAAGAACGGCCCTGAGAGTGTGCGCGTGGGCATCTCAGGGCCGTTATGCTGTAAGAGGCGCTTATAAGTTACGAGAAGTATAGCACGGTATTACTTGCTCACCCCAATAACTACGGCTATCAGGGCACCAAGCAACATGTCAGACGTTTTCGCTAACGATGCTACTCCTTCAGGCGTGATCGCTATTCCTCCGACGCGGCTAGCAAAAATCATCATCATGAGAAACACCCAAAGCGAAGCGAGTAGTAAGCTTTTTCCGCCTTGGGTGCCCATGCCCTCTAGGAAGGACATTTAGTTACCAGGAATGCCATCGTCATCATAGGCATTGAGGTAGTCAGCCAAGCCGCCTGCAACAGTTTCAAGTGCGCGCTGTGCCGCAATTGGGTCTGCTGGTTTCTTTCCTGAAATAGCTAGAGCGCTACTCAGTACTTGACCAATCTTAATTGAAGCTAGCTTGGCTTTCTGTGATCCTGAGATCGTAGAGCCAAGGATGTTCCCCGCTTGCTCTGCATCCATTACCGCAGTAAAAAGCAAGATGGCGTCGTTCTGTACGATAGACGAAACCTTGTCTGCTGTTGCTTCCCACTTATCTGGAAGAAAGCCAAGAAACGGTCTAAGCATCGGTATAACTGTGGCAGCTACTGTGGTGCCTTGAGCTAGATACTTACCTGCCGTTTTCAAAAACGAAACAAATTTGTTAGCCATTCGATCTCCCTTATCTAACTTGAGGTACTGGCACGTTTGCCAGATGGAACAATCCAAAAACTTGAAGCAACCAGATCACTACGCACACTACAACAAAGCCAATGAGTATACGGCTAATTGTCCCGTTCATTGGTACGTACGTTGTGACAAGCCACAGTAGCACGCCGATGACGATTAGTGTAAGTGCAACGCTGAGCATTATGCGTCTCCTTTTGGTGCCTCTGTAACGTTCATATTCTCAACTTTACCTGTGGAAACTGTCGGCGGCGGCATGACTGACTCTTTTCGGTCAATCATCTGTTGCCTTGAAGAGTCACCCTTGAGCATCACTAGCAGGGCACTCGTGAAACCTATAATTAGATCCCTGTACAAGTCCCTGTCGCCAGTTAAATACATGGCTACAATTAGTGATACAACAACGAGAAACGTACAGATGATGTTGCCACCTTTGGTAGAAAGTGAATCCAGATAGTGCTGCCAATGCTCCCACAGCGGCTCTTTCATTTGTACGTGTCCATTCTAGCCAGTACCTCAGCTGGATAAAGTTTGTTCGCGCCGCCATTCCAAAGAAGAAGAGCTTTCTCAACATCGTTCTGAGCCTTGCGAAGTTTCTTAGCTAGCACTGTGCAACCCCAGTACAAGCCAAGTGCCGGCGAAAGTAACGTAGGCGCTTTAGCTCTAAACCCTGCTTCGTATGCTGTCTGTCCCATAACCTGCATCAAGCCCCAACTGGTAGAGCGGCACATTGTCTCTGTAGCAGAAAGATTCAATGGATCTATGTATCGAGTCTGAAATGCAGGCTCGTAGCGAACTGCCCACGTGTCCCACGCCGATTCTTGCTCAACGACAGAACACACAAGAACGGGATCGAGCAGGTGTTGTGTGGCGCAAGCCTTTGCCATTGCTATAAGTTCGTCTTTAGTCACTGTAACCTCTGTCGCCATTCCTGCTGCTGATCTTCAAGCATAACAAGTCTACGCTCCGCAGCTTCCTGTAGCGCTATTAGACGCGTTACATTTTCACGTAACATGGTCATGTTCTGAATTTCTTGTACCTTAGTATGCAGATGTGATTGTTTCCACGACTCAAGGTTACGAATACGCCAATCATGGTCGCGCCAACCCCACAACGCTCCACCGACAATCATTGCCATAGTAATGACGTTTCCTAGGGTTATCTCTCCATTCCAGTGAAAGTCCAAGGGCTGGTTTTCCTCTCATGTTAGTATTTGAATACCACAGCGTAAGCGGTTACAGCCCCAGGCGTAGCACTGCTTCCACCGTTGTTGCACAGCCTTACCGTAACTGTGTCGGCGGCCGAGATGTAAGCAGACCATGTAATCTGAAGCATCTCAGCTGGTGAAGTTGCGTTTGCAGCTGCAATGCTGGCAAAGACACGGTCATTTGTATCAGCGCCAGTAACTGTTATATCTAGATCGTCATCGCAAGTCTCATCTGAAATAGTGCCAGGGTTTACGCTCGCCGAACCTGTGAGTATCGCAGTTGTTGCAGTACCACCACCAACGACAAGAGAGGTATTAACTGTAGCAGTGGTGAAAGTAGCGGCGTCGGCGGATGATCCGCCAATGACGCTAGAGTCTAGAGTTGAACCAGTGATTGTTGCATTCGTTAACGTCAAACTGTCAAGCGTAGTGCTGCACGAGAAAGCATCCGTGCCATCGTCGAATGCAAGTACCGGGCAGTCGGGAACGACCTTATAAGAAACCGTGTTCGCGGCAGTAACTACCGGAACAGAGTGCAACGAAGGGCTTATAGGATAAGCAACGCCATTGATAAGGCCAACGTTTAGGTTTGGGACTACGGTAGTGCTTGCCACAATAAACGGTGGCGTGCCTGTGGCTACGTTAGACTCAAACTGTGGCGCTACCAGAGTTCCGCTAAAAGTTGGGTTTCCTGAAAATGTCGGATCGCCGCTGAAAGTTGGATTGCCAGCGAACGTCCCGCCAAGCGTGCCGCCAGCTGTTGTGATTATGGGTCCATCAAAAGTATTAGTTCCAGTGAATGTATTGTCGCCAGTGAACGTATTATCGCCAGCAGCAAACACTCCTACGCATATCCCATCAACTGTCCACTGTGTTACGCCTGCTGAATTCTGAACAACAAACCTGTAGCACGAAGCGCTAAGAAACAATGCGCTAGGCGTATAGCCACCAGCATTTAGAATGACTGGGTTTGTGTTCTGCGCAACGCCAGCTGAGCTTGTGTAAGTTGCTTGCGGCGTAGTCGTGCCAGTTGCGTACGTGTATATTTTGCCGCCAGCTAGAGGCGTGCCATTCGCGTCAAAGAATTGCTGCTTAGCCACAGGTGCGAGTTGGACGGGCGTTTGCGCATATGCACACGTGCCTAGGGCTGCTAAAAGTGCTACTATTACGCAATGCACCCAACTGCTGCTAAGGCGTTTTTCTTTGTGTTCACTCTTCTGTGGAACATTCTGCATTTTAGCTCCCTGAACGACTTGCTGCTTGCTATCGCTGTTCAATGGACACTTGGCGTTGCTCTTTATTACTCTATTCGATGGCTATTCAATAATATTTTTACCCCACTTCGCGTAAGCACCAGCCGCAGCACCAGGCAGCAAGTACGGCAAAACTTTCTTGGCAAACTTCTTAAATCTTGATGGTTCAGTTTCTATTGGCTTTTGTGGTTTAAGCATTTCCCTTCCCGCCGTTCGCTGAGCTGCCGCCATTGCAGACTCCATATCGGAATAGTGCTGATCAAGTTCTTTTAGCTTCGGTGTAGCACTGTGCAGATCGTCAGAAACAGCGCCGTACAGCCTCGCCCGTATTCCACCTAAAGAATTAAGATCGCCGTTAGGACCGAAGCGCGAACCAGCCTTAAGAGCACGGCGCAGTGCTAGTGTTTCTGTTGGCGTTGAATTGCGCAAATTCGCAATGCCCAACTCGCGCTGCAAGTAGCTAAACTCCTCAAGAGCTTTCTCTTGAAGCTTTGGGTTTTCAATTGACTTAATAACGCCGTACACTGACTTTCCTGAATCGAGAACTTTACCGGCAGTAGTCGCTTCATCTACAGCTAGATCAATTGCTTTGCCAGCCGATCGCCAATGCGGAGAAATAGCCGCCATGCGCTCTACGGGGTTGAGTTTATTCAGTGACTCGACGCTAAAGCCAACGTTTGCTAACCCTCTGCCAGGCATTGAACTAACCTGTGTAATGTCTTTTGCATTTCTGCCAATCCGCACACTCTTCTGCGTTGCCCCTACAGCTTCGTTGAGCGCTTTCCAATCCTGGTTCGCCGCTTGCTGTGCTCCCTTGTTCAATAAGTAGTTTGTAGTGCCTTGTAGTGCACCAGCAGTAGCAGCAGAAGTTGCCATGCCTACGGCAAGCTCTCGCAGACCTTTTCCAGAAAGGGGTTCTTGCTCTCCATCGCCAAACAATGCTTTATTAAGCAGCTGCTTCGCTTCCACACCTAACCCTGTACCCAATCCAGCGCCTAGCGCTGCGCCAGCCACAGTGGGGCTGGCTGCAATGCCACCAGCAACGCCGCCAACCGCGGGAAGTGTCTCTGTTCCAGAACGTACGAGCTTAGGCGCTAGCTCTTCTTTCATCTCGACGCCTGGTGCTCTCTTTCCTCCAGGCGAAACAAGGGCCAGCGTATCATCTTCAATACTTCCAGATGTGCCGCCATGCTTAACAGCTAGCGAGTCAAAGTCTATTGCGCCGCCATGCTTTCTTGCGAGCGCATCAAAATCTATTTGTGCGCCATTACTCACTGTAAGCCTGCCTCTTTTTTGAACGCATCGAGAGAAGCTTTATCTTTGAAAGTATATTTCTTTCCTCCAGCTTCAATTGAAAGTCCAGAAACTGCCGATGCCGCACCCTGAGCGCCAGCTGCATTGTCAAGCATAGAAGTATAGTCAGTTAGATACTCATTGCCACCGCCACCGCCAGTTATCTTGTTTATGCGGCGGCCGAAGTCGTCGTAAATGCCTTTAACTTGACGCTGCGAAACGCCAAGCTTCTCGTTCAGAATTCCCAGGAAGTCTTTCTTGACCTGCTCTGAGAGCTTACCACCTTCAGGCTTGAACATTCCGTTAAAGCGAGCCATTGCTCCAGTGAAAATGTTCCCTGATTTAGCGGCGGACTCATACTCCGACTCTCGTACAACGCTAGTTGGATCGAGCGCCTTCATAAACTCATACACCGTCGCTAAATCGCCTGGTCCGCCAAAGCCCTTCTCTACAATTGCCCTAACTCCTGCCGCTCTGTTCGCTTGCTCGTTAAAGTTCTTTACTACAGGATTTGTGTCAAACTGCGAAGCCAACGCCTGTACTCTTGACGACTCTTGCGGTGTCAAACCTTCGTCGTTAATTCTGTTCACTGTACGAGCGAGTGAGTACGCCGCTAGTGCGTTCTTGGCGTTCTGTCGAACTTCAGGTGACTCATTCATGTCAACAGAACGCTGCACTAGATCAACTAGCGAACTTCCGCCAAACTTCTTTAGCGTTTCAAGCGCTTGCTTCGCAGCCTTCTTTTCTTCATCTGTGCCAGACTCAGCCATAAGCGCCAAGCCTTCTTTGTCAATGTTCCACTTATTCCTAGAAAGCTCGGTTTCTTTCTGCTTAAACTCTTTGTTCTTCTGTATCTGATCAATTTGCTTACCAGTTTCAACTGAAGATAGTGCCAACATCTGTAACTCATCGTCCGTTGCATTCTGTGGTATCTCTTGCTCATTAAACAGGCCGCTTGCAACAAGCTTCTGGCGCTCTTGCTGCATTGCCGCGGCACGCTGCTCTGGCGGAAGTGAAAGCACAGCTTGGGCCGATGAGCCTACAAGAGCGTTCTTCTCTTTCAACTGTGCAATCTTGTCTTTGTCGAGTGCCGCCAACTCCTTGAGGTTCTTCGTTCTGTTCTCTTGAAGCCCTTGCACAGTTTGCGGCGAGATGCCAGCTTGTGGTGCAAGCTTTAACATCGCGTCGAAGTTACCGCCTGCTTCTCTGTACAAAGCTTTGAGTTTTGCTTGCTCAGCCTCAGCCTGCTTAGCTTGCTGAAGCTTCATAGCGTTTGCTTCTATAGTCTGCCCTTGCAGCTGCTGAGCGCCGCGCTGCTGCTCAAGCATTGCGCGAAAGCCGATGGCTTCCTTTACGCCTTCAAGTGGGTTCTTAGGATCGCGCAACTGTGGAAGTGGCGGTAACGGTGAGATGCCCATTATACCCACACTCCTTGCGTGCTAGCAGCTGGCTGCTGTCTCAATAACTCTTGCAACGAAAGAACATTGCCAGGAATATCCATTAAGTTACCCCACTGATTCGCCTGGTTGATGTAGCCACTGCCGCGAGCTTGGCCGATGTTCTGCGCAAGCTGCGCCTGGTTAGCGCCAGTGTTCAAGTTTATCTGAGCTGCGCGCCCTGCCGAAGCATCGCCTGCACTGCCCAACTGCTGCGCTGCCACTTGACCACCGCCAGCAAGTGAAGAGTAGCGGTTAAACCTGTTAGCTTGATTCAGATTGTACTCATTGTACGCGTTCGTGTGCTCTGCAAGCATGCGCTGAAATACATCGTTATAATTCTGAGCGCCAATGTTCTGGCCGAATTGCTGAAGCGCAATTCCAGTATTGCCACTGAGCAACGTGCCTTGCGCTGCTGCCTTACTTGCTAGCGCTTGCGTTCCCTGATCAACTGCAAACTTATAGCCTGGGTTGGCAGCAGCCTCTTCAGCAGTTGGTGCCCTAAACGACTCGCCGTATGGCGTTGTTAGATCGCCTGCGTTATCTCTCAAGTAACGCGTAGCATCTTGGCCTGTTTGCAAGAACGGCGCTTGATCAGCTCTAGTCGTATCATACTGCCGTCTGTTTTCTTCGAGCGCTGCTGCGCTAGCGCGCTCCTGTGCTGTTTGCCCCTCTCGCGCTGCATCTACTTGCGCTTCTGCTGCATTTCCAGCAGCGTTTGCGCCAAGCGCTGAGGTAGCAGCGCCAGCTGCACCCAAACCAATTGCAATAGCTGTAGTCGTTGCTATGCTCATTCAACCTCCAAGTCATAAAAGCAAATCCAGATCAACCTTCCATCTTTAGGGCTGCTGCCAAACGCATCAAACGGAAAGCGGCTATGGAATAGAGCTGTTGGGTAAGTTACAAACTTATTCCACTCCATCGGCACGAACGATACGCGCTCCCATAGCTCAAGTATTTTCCAATCTTTCTCAATGCGAGAGTAATACTCTTGCCAGTTAATGCCAGCAGACTCTAACTCTTCTTTTGTAGCAAGCCTGTCCACTTTCAACTGGTTATGCTTCCAGAACGCCGTACCACTTGGATGCTCATAACACTGCTGCGGCGTGTTCAAGTACAAAACGCTGGCGTACTGCGCACAGATCAAGTCAGAATGCACCCAACTGTGCGGTAACTCTCCGGCTAAGTTTAGCCGAAAACACGAAAGGCGCGGCACGATCTTCTTGCCTAGCCACTTCTCAATAATTAACGGCCAGTGCGTTACGGGATGCTCAGAAATACCTGTGTACATTGCGCCATCTGGCCCTTGCTTCGTTTCAAAGCCGCCATTAACCACAGTGTGGCGCACTAGCTCAGCGTCTGGTGCGAAGCAGTCAACTTCTAGAACTTCTCTCATAGCGCCCTCTGATACGTTGCTTCCACAAACTCAAACCCATCGCGAACGTAGAAGTTAGCAACCTTGTCGTTAGGTGCAATCATCTGAATATGCTTAGCGCCTGCCAGCTTTGCGCGCCGCTCCATCTCGCGCATAAGCTTTACTCCTTCTCCGCGAAACTCTGGCTCTACCCACCAAAAAACTTCACCTGCGGTAAGTTCACCAGAGATGAAATGCTTATGAACAATGTAGCCAAGTATTCCGATCACTTTCCCTTCGCGCTCTGAAACCAGCAAGCTTTCATTCCACAGGAGTTGCTGTGCTAGTATGCGCATTGTTTCTTGTGACTCACCCAAGAACTTGCTATAAGTTGAAAAGGACAAGAACTTCTTACCCATTTCAACGATGCAATCAATCTCGTTTCGCTTTGCGTCTCTGATCAAAACGCCACCAACGCAGCTCTCATCCAAGTATCCTTGGCAACGCACACATAAAAGAATCCTGCATCATACGAGTACTGCCCTGGGAAACCAGGATCACTCGCCGTAACTGGTGCCGGAACTGGCGCAATGTCAACCCTAGCCGTTAAGTCCAGTATCCAGCGCTGCCAATACGCAGAAAGTAAACCTCTCTCGTCTAGTACTGGCGTGCGCACCGAAGGAGCTTGGAATTTATCTGGCATTTAGTTTTAGTAGCACATCGTCCAATCGTAAGCTAATACAGAGCCGCTGCCGTCAGAAGGTCCACTCATTACGTCTAAATAACAGTCCATCGCTGGCGTAGTAACGAGATGCCCACCAAGATCGGCCACCAGGCCGCCAGAAACATCAGGGCCAATCAACGGCCAGGGCTTCATTGCATCTACCCATGCTGGCTTTGCAGAAAGATAGAATGAATCTGCAAAGCTTTCGTTTGCCGGTATCTCGTTTGCATAGCTTGTCAATGTGCTAGGAACTTCAGTTCCAGCAGTGCACTTTGCCCAGTTCGTGTTACCTGAATCTCCACACCAACGCGTTCCAGTCTGATCGCCGTCTGTATTGTCGTCAGTAGAAGTAACCTGATCCCAGTTACCCCAACGCAGCAAACCAGAAGCAACATACGCATCGGTTGGTGGTATCTGGCCGCTAGCATTGCCCTGCCAACCAAGAATGTAAATTACATTCCCGGCCCAAGTTAGAAGGCTCTGATACACGCTGTAAACTGAAGCATCGCCCATCACGTTTCCAACGTGGTTGAACAGCCTGCCAAACGACTGGATCTGTAAAGGCGTGCAAACCGAAGGGCACGCAGGGCCGTAGCGCGTGCCTATGAACGCGTTGCGAAACGTTGTATTGAGAGCGTGCGTTCCATGGTTCGCATCAGTCCAGAAGCTTGTGGCTACGTTTCCTTCAAGCAGGTTCTTCATGTCGCCACCACCATGCATGGCGACCATCGGCCCTGAGCTGCCTACTGCGAAGTTGTAGGCAATAACGCTGTTCTGCATGGGACCATTAACCACAATTGGTATGGTCACAGTCTGGAATATATTGTTCTGAATTAGCAAACTGCCAGAGTTATTTGGAGAAATTGGATACGACGCAATCAAGATGGTAGATGGATCGTATAGGTAGCTGTCTTGAAACGTAAAGAACAGAGAGTTGATAATGATTGAGGTGTAGTGCCTATTCGAACTGGAGTACACAGTTCTAACGCCGCGCACCCAACAATTTAGAGTGTTTGTTATTTCAAGGCCTGCCGCATCCGACCCAGAAAGTCCGGTAAAAGTAAGCGACATATCCTCTATTCCGGCATTTGTAAGGATATTGGCTGCGCTTGATGCCCATACTGCTTGCGGCGTCTGTCCTGATCTGAAATCTGGTATAGAGATAGGTGGCGTAATGTCGAATACGTTCCCACCAACTACATTAGTAACCTTAACGAGCTGCGAGGTTGCGCGACCCGCTACTCCAAAGCCATAACCACCACCTTGCGCAACGCACGAGGTAGATGCTGTAGTGCAAATGTAAATATCGCCTGCTGCCGGATATCCATCGCTTGCTTCATTGAGCTGATTAAGCCTCAGTATTGTTCCAGCCACAACGCCACTAGAAGCACTCAGGGTTATACGCGTCGTTCCCAAAGCGTAGCCAGCTGTCCAATTCGCTGTTGTTTCAGGTACAGGACTAGAGCTTGTACAGAAACCAATCGCGGCTGTATAGAAGTATCCGCAAGTGTCGTTGATCGTCTCGCCATTGATAACCAGAATGGTGGAGTTACTTCCACTCCCGCGCACTGCCATGTTGTGATCGAGAGAGAAGCCACTGGAAAGCGTGAACGTTCCAGCGCCTAACAATACATACTCATTGTCGCCGCAAGCGTCTATTGCTGACTGTATTGTGCCGCCAGAGCCGGTATATGCGGCAATTGTTCCTCCGCACTGCATCCACCCACTTGATGGTATGCCGCCTTCGACGCCTGCCAAAGTCCAATCGGTAGCGCGCTCATTCGCAAGAGTGCCAGTCCAGTACTGATCAGTGGGCACGGTTGGGGTGTTGTAATTCGATGGGCCGGGAATAGAAATGCCTACTTGCCCAAGGGCGAGTGAAGGAATCAGAAGAGCTATTAAGAGAAGCCTAATCACGGTCTATGCACCGCCCAACGAAGCGTTACTGCGCCAGGGGTTACTGGGTTTGACTGATCTTTATTGCACACATCAAAATTCACAGTATCGGCAGTAATGTATCCAGTTACTGTTAAAGTACCTGCTGGCGTATAACCAGTCACGCCTTTGATACTGGCATTTGGTATATAGTCCATCGTATCGCTTGAAAGCGCACCAGTGGCCGCAGCTGTTTGCACGGTGGCGCAATCGTTTGCCGGAATAGAAGCAGTAGCCAGGGCAATTGTTCCATTCGCAACCGCTATAACGATGTTCGTGCAATTCTGCGCTACGCCAGAAGCATTAATGCCACGCGTTGCTTGTCCAGCGCTACAGTCGGCAGGGTCTGCTGCTAAGGCCGTAGCCGTTGCTACAGGTCCAGCAAGGGTAGCTACAAATTGATCGTAAACGGCATTTTTGCTAGGCGCGATTGTCGTGACGCCGTTCCATGAAGGTCCGTACGCAGTATCTGAAACTGAAGAAATAACTGCACCATTTACGTTGCATAGATCGCCTACGCTGCAAGTTGGAGAGTAAGGGGCAAGTGACATTGCATAGGATAATATTTCAGCGTCACTCAGCCCCTGCGCAGCCGTGACCCTAACTAAAACAGGTGCATAGAAATCCGTTTCCGTTGATGTTGTAGTTGATCCGGTAGCGATTACTTCTATATCCCCCACCGTGGCAGTCACCCTAATGATATTTAGAAAATACTTCCAATCCTGATATGTACCAAACTGTCCCATATCATTTGCAGTCATACTTTTAACCGTAACGCTGCCAGAAGTACCCAAAGAAACAGGACCAGTTGTATTGAAATACCCAGTGGACGTATTCGCCCTAGCCCACACTCCGTAAATCCAAGCATCACCAACAGCCGGAGTTACCGTATCCCTATAAAACTTAACATCGTATGTTCCGGCAGTAGCCACGACCCTGTGCGCAGCAGTGCCACCAGTAGGATCTGGTATTCCAGTAGAAGTGATAGTTCCACTTCCAGAATTTGTTGTTGGAGTATAGCTAGCTAGATTTACATGGCGAACAATTCTTGGCCCAAACGAACGTCGTACATCTTGATGTAGGCCAATTAAATTTGCCCCAACGGAGCTAACTGGGTAAGTAAGAAATGAAGGCAACGCAAGAGATGACATTTCCAGCTGGCCAATTCTACTAAACGGCAATGTCGCTATTTGGGCGCTAGTTGGATCGTAAACTCCAGTAGCGTCACCTGCAATATTGCCACTGATATACACCCCTCCAAGTCCAGCGCCACCACCGTTATTCTTTATGAGATAACTTGCCCCGATAGAATCGGCAAACTCAATGTTAGTTAAAAATATCCCGTTGACTGATCCTGTAGATTCAACCAGGGGACCGCTAAATGCTTCAGTGTATGCGTCGCTTATGTACAGGTTTCCAGAGCGCGGGGCATGAATATTCTCTATGGTAACCCCACCGTTCAGAAATACTGTTTGCGGTCCAACTATGGCAATGTTCCCACTGTCTACTATGACGATTGATGGCGTAGTTGAATTAAACGACGAATATGTATTAGCTGAAAAAGTGAAATCAAAATTAGTAGTGCTTTGTGGCGGAGGCGGCGTACCAATAATCTTGATCGCTGGAGTTCCGTCAGTTTCTGCAATAATGGCAGAATTACTGATAATCATCTGAGTATCTTGAACATCAGTTGCATTGTTGCTGCGGTACAAAACGGTAGGTTCAGTACCAGAGCCTCGAAGAGTTAAGCCGGAAAGGGTTTGATTCTTCGTTCCAAAGAAATCGAATATCGGGAAATTGCCAACACTCTTTGAAATATTTGCTGCCGGGCCTCGCATAAAGCTAGTATCGGCATCTGCTCCATGCTTACCTATCCACAGCATGGGCTTGTGATTCCCTGAAATCGTGAGACTGCTGGTAAAATTTACGTCTGTGTACTGCTCTACAGTAGTCCAAGAAAACGTCTCATAAGCTACGTTGGCTAACTCAGTAATTGCCGCTCCGTTAAACTGACAGCCATCGTCACCCCATATGCGAATCGGTCCTCGACGCACACCTATATCAGTTACCGTTGAAGCATTGAGAGCATCCCTGAAAGCTTGCGTATCAGGTACGGCGCTATTAACACAGAGAACATCGAACGATGGAATGCCGCTTGTAAAATAAGTGTTGCCTGTAACAGTCCCACCGTTGAAGCCGCCACCACCACCGCCGCCAGAGCCTACGTTATCCCATACGGAACCAGTGGACCTGCATAGTACGGTGAACGCGCCGCCGCCTACAGTGCAGTCCTCTTCGTCATTTCCATCTATGACATAGAATAAAATATCTATATTCGTAGCAGCGGGAGGTAGGTTGGCGACAGTCGTAGTAGAGATGAACGTACGTACAACCTGCGCATCGCAAGCGCCAACTAAAAGTAGCAAACACAAGACAATTGTAAAATACCTTCTCACTGTGCCCCCTTAGCTTTTAAGAACGCGTCCACAAGACGCCACGGTATGGGATCAGTCATGAACACCTCATACACCCTGTTGCGCGCCCGGCCTAAGCCGCCGACAACACCCCAACGCACGCGCTTCTTGTATTGACCTGCCCTGCCGCAGTTGCGCGTATACTCATTACTCCAAGTCTTTGCGCCATCATCGGACCAACGAAGCACGATCTGGGGGTCTCTGTAATGAACTGGAACAGTCGTTTGAAGTAATCCAGCAACATTCACAGTCAAATTCATTGGAAAATTGCCACCAGTGGTTGCCATAAACACGGCTTGCGGATAGCTTGAAAAAAACGGCACCGCTGTAGTCGTTAATTGTCCAGAAATGTCAATGCCAACAAGCCATGCAGTTGTTGGAATGGGATCGTTGTCTTTGAGTATGATTGTAGCAACATTCGTTCCGCCGACAGCCGAATGCAATACCCCTGAATCGTCTACAGTTATTGTCCAATTAACTCCGTCTGGATCTTGGAGGACAAAAGATTGCACTCCTACTGGTGCATCGCAAAAGTTTGGTCCAGTAAGTGGCGGCTGCGGACCAAGACCTGATTCTAAATACACTTGCAACTCACTGTGATAGATGTACTTTCCTTCTGCCGAAACATCTGGCGCGCGCCGCAACCTGCGAATTAGTGAGCCAGCATCGTCGAGATGCTCTATTGACATATCATAAATCTTGTTAGAAGACCTGCTCCCTACCAGATGCCTTCCAAAATTGAAAGTATGCGTACGCGCCAAGTGCTCGTCAAATACGCCGCTTGCTATATTCCAAAACGCCCTTCTGTGCCACAAACCAACCGAAACATCGTATACCCAAGTCTTGTTTTGCGTTGGAAATGAAATTTGCCAAAACGAATGGCCTTGATCTTGATAGCTAAAAGCTATTGCATCACTCATTACTTTATTTTGGATATCGAACTCAACAGCATGATTAGTAACGCGAGCAGGAGTATAGCCGTTTGCTTTCCATCCAATCCCGTTGCCTCTTTCGTCGGAGCCAAGCCAAAAAATAGTATTGTCAAGTTGCACCTCAGAAGCGCGAGCTGCAATGCCAGTCTCAATTGTTGCCCCGGCAAGAGGAACGAACGGAAAGCCAAGCGAGCCTCCGCCAACTCCGCTATTAACGTATACGGCGCTCTTCGTCATGCCATGAATCCACAGCTCTCTGTGATCTACGAAGATTGCAACCGTATTACCTGGAACCACAGTAACGTTAGTAAACGATAATGGATTCCAAGTCGTTGCATCAAGCAAATTGGACGCTTGAATCTGGTTGCTATTTTCAAATAGAGCGAAGAAATACCCGTCGCAATGTGCAACCTGCACAACGTTAGGCTGTAAAAACGTTGCCGGTATAAGTGGCACCCATGTATTGGTTGCAAGCTGAAACACGTAGCAGCGCTTTCCGCTGTTTACCAATACTTCGCCATTTGAACTGAACACGAGCCATGCCGGCAGGCCATCGTTGCTAACATCTTGAACATTAGTAATCGAACCATCAGAAAGAATCTCAAAGAACTTTGCGCCAGATACGTGAAACGTTCTTCCGTCTGTTGTGCACGTACCTCTTGAGGGAAGATCGGAACCAGTTGCAAAGTCATCAAGTCCAGGAGTTGGATAATGCACGCGGGGTGACTCACTTCCTGCAACTTCTGAATTCTCAACGTAAAAGTTATAGCACTCCTCGGCATTCTGTATAGATGATTGCGATGCGTAAGAAGGACCAACAAAACCAAAGCGTGGCATCTAAATGCTCCTCCCAGTTCTATAATTGAAATTAGAACGGTTAGAGCTGTCATTGGGTATGCCACTGTCGCGCGTGGCAATGCGCAACGCCTGAAAATTATTACCAGTGATCATTGCCAGCGCGCGCTGTGCAAGTGCTACCAGCGCTCCATTCGTACTCTTTTCGCCTGCGGGTAAGCAACTCACAGCGAGAGCGTACGTAATCGCGTCTTGATAACCTGGTGGCAATATAAGCACAGTTGAGAGTGAAACGGCTTGCTGCAATTCCTGATCAACTTGTAACTGAACTTCGTAAGCCGCTGTAGGTACAGGCCAGAAGTACAAAGAACCATTAGGAACGCCAGGCGAGTAATACAAATCAGTAGGCCAGTCAGTCGCAAGTGTTGGCGTTGCTTGTGCTGCCCACCAGTCGGCATCCTGTATGCGTATAGGAGTAAAAATATCAGGTGACTGATTATTTGTAATCAGCTGCGCTGAGGTAATCTTGCTTGGTCGCGCACCTGTAACAGCCCAAGTTGGTGAATTTGCTGCAAGGCCAATTGTGTGAGGCGATAAGTTTGGCGTTAACGTGAATTGAAGAAAGGCGGACGTGTAAATGTAAGCTCTATGAGCTGACCAAGAATCAAGCAAGCGGTTAAGCTTGTCCAAGCCAAAGGCAGCTTCTTCCGCTGCTGGCACTTCGCCAGGAGGATAGACTCCCATTTCCATGAATGAAGCTCTTATCAAGTCAAGAACTACAACATCCGCCATTCGTTCGCCTCTCTATTTGCGTCCTTTGTGCCCATGTGAAACGTGCCGACCATGCGTTTTTTCTACCGTTTCAGTGTCCTCTTGGATCACCTCCTCGGCTGCTTTTTCTAGTGCTTCAGAAATTACTTGCTCTTGCTCAACGGGATGCCACTTAGCAAGTAACGCCTTCTCTTCTTCTTCACTCTGTACAACTTTATGTTCGTCTCCGTTGTACAGCATCTTTGGGTATTCACTCACTGCGTCTCTCCTTTTAAGCCGGGTTTACAGCAATGCCAGAAGCATTGCTAGGAACGTAACCGTCAAGGTACATTTGCGCCTTGCTGGTAGCGTCCGTTCCCCAACCTGTTATGCCAATGATTGAACAATCCTTGAATACAATCATGCCGCCAATGCTCGCGGCAAGCGTAGCAAGGGCAGTCATAGCGGTTGCAGTAGACTTCACGGCGTTAATGAACATGCAACGACGGAAGAGTTGGAATCTGTCTGAGCCAGCTGCGCCAGAAACAATAATGCCTAGCGGAGTAGCCGCAGATGCCATGATCGGAAAGACGCAATCATCGAATATATTCCGAGTGCAGCCGCTTGCAAACTCGATATTTGCATTCGCCGCCCCTCTCGAAACCGTGTCAATTCCAATCGTGCAGTCCTTGTAATAGTTCTCGCTTCCACCTGAGAATTTGATGCAACGACTGCCAGCGCTTGCAGCCGCCTCAGCATCGGCAATGCCTGCAATGTGGCAGTTATAGAACACGTTGCGCGAACCTGAAACGACATGCGCAATTTGTGAAGTTGTTCCAGTTGTGAAACCGTCGAACCACTGGAGGTTAGCAAACACGCAGCCATTGCCGCTAATGGTGAAGAAGTTTGCAAACGCCACGGTTGAGCTGGAGGGTGCAATGCGCGCCCGCTGCGAGATGCGAGAAGGTGCGCAAACACCAATTAAGTGCGTTGCGTTCTTTGCCCACGTGAATGCAGCTTCAAGGCGAAGCGTTGCTGTCGTAGAGCCGTCGCCAATCAGTGCAATCGTATCGTTCTTGCCGCTATTCGCCATTGCATACGCTTGCGCGAGTGTACGTACAGCCTTGTCAGACGAAAGTCCGCTAAAGCTGTTATTCCCGTTCACTGTGTCAAGAAAGATAACCCTGCCAGTGCCAATACCAAGCAACTGCTGAAAATTTGCTGTGATCGCTGCTACGTCTGCTGGAGTAAATGCACCTACCTGCGGAATTGCTAACACTGTGTACCTCATTTTCTGCCGGGACTGACCGGCTTGGAAGTTAGCAGGGAGAGTCGAAACTCTCCCTGCCTTGATGCTTTACTCGCTTTGCAACTGTACAAACTTGCTGTTTGTAGCATCCCAAATGAATTTAATAATTTGGTTAGCCACAGCTGTACCTGAGTCTGCAATATTGCCAGCAGTAGTCCAAGTGAAAGCAGCATCTGGAATAATAGTGAAGCTGCACCCACCTCTGACTGTAGCGTTGCAACCAACAGGTACCGTAAAGCCCGTTACTGCCTGCGTACCATTTACGTGGAACAGTGGTCCGCTAGGCAGAATTGCACCAGCTGCCGAAGCAACCAGCGTAGTAACCGCTTGCTCGGCGTCATAGTTACCCCAACCAGGAACCCAAGTCAGTGTAACCGTAGAGCACAGCCATTGGTTTCCATTCAGAACGTTCACCCATGGCGTGTATTGCTGCTGTGCAGTAACGCACGAGCCGTAAGGGTCGTAATTCTGAAAGCCTCCAGAGCTAGCGCCAGTTACGCCGTATAGCACCATGGTGCTCGCGGCGTGTGAAGTGCCACGAGTGCCGTTAGCGCCACGAACGACTGAAACAACCCTAGAGGTAGTGTTTACGGCAGTGATAGTCATGAATTCTCGATCAATGTAGATGCCGTAGGTGTTGCGAGCCAAGCCAGTCACAGACGCTAGTACAATATTCGTCTGCGAAGAGTTGATGGCTGCGGAAAGCGTTGTTTGCACCAACGCAGTTTGAGCATTGCCCGCAAGAGCGAATGCCAGAATGAAGCCTGCAACTGTGAGCAACTTCTGTAGTGTTTTCATGTTCGGTTACGCTCCCAACACGCGTACTGCACAGTTGTCGCTGTAAAGCCTGCCGAAACCAAAGCAGGTATCCCAACGATTGACCATAGTTGAGGTCTGAGGATCGAACATGCGCACAAGCCGCACGGCAATCCCAGTCTCTGGATCTTTCGCCTGCGACGTAACTTCTGTCGCCTTCGGAGATTCCAGCCTGATACCAACAATCGCAAACGCCTCAGGATGCAACAGCAACGCATTTGCGCCACTCTTGCCATTGGGCGAAGTAGTGCCAGGGAACAACGTCAGCGCCGCCAAGTTTGCAGGCAGTGCGTCAACGTTCTGGTACTGAGTCGTTGGACCGTAGATTGCGGGGCTGATCTGAATAGTGTCATTCGAACCTGCCGCCGTGTAATCCTGAGTCACAACGAACTGCTTAACCTGAGTCGAAAGCTGTCTGCGAGTCATCGGGTTAACCTGGTTCACGTTGTCAATGCTGAACACATCGCCAGCGAAGAACGTATCGCCGTTGGTCGCATTGATGTTAAGCGAGCTGCCAGACTGACCTGCCAGGTTGACTGTTACTGCACCTGCCCATGTGCCGGCAGTGTGCCGCCACAGGGACATGGACTCGTACCAGTCAG